GAAGTTAGTTCATCGCCATTGACCTTAATTCGCCAATCGGGAGTCCAAAGGGTCATAGAATTTGTGCTTCAGTAAATAGATTACCGCCCCCACCAGTTCCGCGATTAGTGGAGTTGTTAAGCGCCAAGATAACTGCTCTAGTAAAACCTTCTTCATCAATAGCGGATGGAGCATTAACATTGATTACCACATTGCCTTGCTGATTTGCTGCAACTGTCCCAGCGACATTAAAACCAGAAGGAATGGCATTACCACTTGGCACTAGCGTTGAAGGTGCGCTTATTGTTGATCCTGAAGAGATATTAGTTGAAGAAGTAACTTTAGGTGGGGTTGGTATAAATGGTGTTGGTATATTTATACTGCCTGTTGAAGTGCTTATATTGCCCGATGTAGCACTATTTTGCGTAAATGATGGTTTGGAAATTGTGCTGATATCTGGCAGTAAAGGAATTTTATTGTAAGCTCTGATTAAAGCATTGATTCCATCAATTGCTGCATTTACTGCACTACTTATAAAACTAGTTACCTTGGAAATAACTGTTATAACTCCCCCTGCTATCTTGCCAATGGTTTCTAAACTTTGACCAAAGGATTGGATTAAGAATGGTATAACAAAGTTTTTTAAGAACGCCACAAATTTCTCAAAACCTTCTCTATTGTTTTCTATAGCATCTGTAATAGGTTTTAGAGCATTATCCTTAAATTTAACGAATTGCGGTATAACTGTGTTAATTACATAATCTAAAGTCTGTTTAAGAATTGGCAATAACCTTGCACCGATAGATTCTTTAGCCTCATCAAAGCCCACTCTTAGTCTTTGGATTTGACCTTCAAAAGTATTAGCTTGAACTGTGGCTGCTCCACCAAATGTCTCAGCTAATTGCTTTACTGTTCCCTCTAATCCAAGGGTCTTAATTTCAGCACTGGATAAACCAACACCTAGACGCGTTAAAGAGGCTGTATTGCCTTCGTATGCCTTACCAAGGGCATTTGAAACGGATTCTACGCTCTTACCAGTAGCAGCTGAAATATCTAAAGCTAGGGTCAGTAAATCTTGCGACTTAGTTACTGATCCTGTGGCAGTTGCTAGGCGCTGAAGCGCTGGGCGCAATTGGTCATCGGCAACACCAGTAGCTAGTGAGGTCTTAAGTATTTGCTCCTCGACTGCTGAAATCTGGGCTTCAGTAGCCCCCGTAACATTCTTAAGAGCATTTGCTAAACGAAGCTGGGCAGCCTCATCTTCGATAGCTGCCTTGACACCATCAACTGCTAACTTGACTGCATAGGCCGCTGCTGCTGCGGCTGCTGCTGCGAAGGCGGCTGCGGCAACTTTGCCAAACTTCTCTAACTTACCGCCAAAGCCTTCAACCTCTTTAGAGCCAGTATCAAGCTTCTTTTTTAAATCATCGACATCAGCAAGAATGGAAAGTTTAAGTGTTCTACTGCCAGCCATTACTTATCCCACTCTTTCAATATCTTGGAAAATGCTTCTTGCCATTTCTTAATCAATTCAGGCTGAATCTTACGAAGGGTTGGGTAGATAAAGTAGCCAGCGTTTCCGCGACCTTTGCTTGGTGTTCTTCTTGGGAACTGACGATAGCGATTAGATCCAAATTCATAACCTGCCCAGAGTTTTTGTGTGCTACCGCCACCAGAAAAGCGCTGACTTGCGAAGCCGTAAGAGAACTCGCCGATTTTGGAGCTGGCCGAGACTTTAACGCCTGTTGCAATTCTTCTAACTGCTTCTTGACCAAATGTCCTTGTGAGTGCATAGGCTTTGATTTCGTTTGCTGCATAAGTAGCCAGCGCGCTAGATTCTTGTTTAGCTTGGCTAACGGCTTCATCATCCATCGCTTTGAAAGCGGTAATGATTGAGCGGAGCTCGCGCTTGTCGTAGCTGATTGGTAACTCATCTGCCACCGTTACGCTCCTTTAATATCTCTATCGCCGTTAGGACTTGGTCGATGTCTGTCCAGTAAGTCATCGGTATCCCAGTTGCTATCGCTATTTCGACTATTAGTCGGTTGATGCTTCCGGGCTCGTAACTTTTGGGCTTTCATCTCCAATCGTCATTTCCTCAACTGTCAGCTCCCAAATCTCTTGGGACTTGGTTGGCTTTCCTGCTGCTTCGCGCTTATACGCAAAATAAGCAAGATCTAAGAAGTCCGCTTGCTGGTAGGCCGATATATCCTTCATCGAATAAATCGACTTACCAGTTTTGCGTTCCCACTTAGCCCATTCTGGCAATCCAGCTTGGTAAGTAGCTGATTCGCCTGAGCTGTATTTAATTGTGATTGATATTTTCATAGCTCCCGATGCTCCGATCTCTTAGCTGAAGGTCTCTGTTGGAGTTCCAACGACAGTCATCGTCCAAGTATCAGTTAGCGCTCCTGGTGCTGCGCCTCCCGCTGCTGGAAAAATTGGCAATACATTGAAAGCAAATACTGCGCCAGTTACGGCAGTAAATGAAACTGCAAGTGTCGTATTTGGTGCTGATTCAGCATCAGACCACATTGCCTCGAATAGTGAGCTAGCAGCTCCCCAATCCTGTAGCAATTCAATTGTGAATGTCCATTGCTTATCAACGGACTTATAAGCGCGACCATCAAGGGTTTGATAGGTCTCGATAATTGTGTCGCAGCTTAGGACTGCGCTAGTTGTCTGGGCGTCATAAGCAGCGCTATCGAGTGTAAAGGTTACATCGCGCCCAGTTATTACTGTGGTTGGCATTTGGGTCTCCTATGCGGTTTGCTCGTAGCGGACGCTCAAGCGTATATCTGAAACTAGCAGGGTTGTAGTTCCTACTTCTGTTACCGAAGGTCTTTCGACTATTGATAACTCATACTTGGAAGCGTTTAACGCTCCAAGAATACTGATAATTAATTGCTCTAAATTATCAAGAGCAGCAGCGTTGCTGAAATACGCAACGCAAGCAGTTATGGTGTAATTTAACTTAACGCGAGTAGTTGATTTACCCAAGACTTCAAGCTCCATATAAGGCGAGTCTGGGATGACGATAATTGCTGGAACTATTGGCGCTTCTGGAACTGAGTCATAAATATTAGCGGTGCATCCTGCTAAAGCGGTCTTTAGCGCTCCTCTAACATCTGTAGCAATTGTGCTGGCTGGCATTAGCCCACCATAGTTTCAACATCAAGATAAGGGCCAAGTAAGCCAGTTACTTTGGCGAGTAAATTCTTAGATAGGCGATAAGGGGTAACTGCAAAATCTACGCCTTCGATTGATCCACCAGCGGCGGTTCTGGATTGGAAGATTTCAACGGAGATAGCCAAAATAGCAGCTTCAGCATTGGGGTTTCCGACATAGGTCGATAATCCAGATAGCGCAGCGTTTCCTGCTGGGATGATATTTTTTTCCAATATGTCTGCATTGGTGATTGCGACTGTAAATACATAATCTGAAATTTCGTCATCGGTTACTGTGTGAGTGCCATTGAAAGGAGCTCCGCAGCCAGTAATAATTACGGATTGGCCTTCTGTGAATTCTTGAATTGTTGCAGTTTCAAAATAAGCAACATTATTTTCTAGCTTTACTTTGTTAATCTTGCTTTGGAAAGTAACTAACATTGGGAGAACTAAATTCTCCGAGGCATCTACTATGTCGCCTAGATAAGCGTCTGAATATAGGGATGACGAAACGCCAAGAATTGTCCTAAGCTCTGTGGCCGTAACTATTGTTGGCATTTCATCATCCTTTCAAGCAGTTAGGTGAGGGGCCAGCTCGGGAGCGGACTGGCCCTCACTTTTTTTAATTAACTACGCAACTTTCCATAGATAAGCGCCAGCGCCAACTTTCGGGGCAATGGCTGCATAGCCATAATAGGCGACCTTGACTTGGCCAGTTGCAACTGTATCCACCTGTAGGCGGAAGCGGCTTGACTCGAAGAAAGTATATGACTCTGGATTGACGACAATTAGAGTGTTGTCGCCAGTTCCATCAAGTCCTGCATCTACATAGAAATCAAGACCTAATGTATTTCCGCGAATTGAGGTTGGAGAAACTCCGCCCCCGCGATTCTGTGGATTAATTAGATTGGTATAGAGAGGCAAGTTATTGCCATCTACTAAATTCATAATTGCACCCCATTGCGCTGGCGAAGCAAGAATATTTTGGGCAAATCCAAAAGTATTTGAATAAATGCTAACGGCAGCATCCGAGATAAAATCTTGGAAATTAACATTAGACATTGTGCGATTTCCGCCATCTGTTCCGCTTGTTGCGAGTTGTGTTAAAACTGCGGAGTTAGTCGCTTTCAAATACGCTTTTTCCATTTCAGAAACCAAAATGTCAAAAAAGACGGGCGAAGATCTGTCGAGGAGCTCCACAGAAAATTCCTGACCGCCCGCAAATTTATTGACTGAAACGCTCAAAAATTCCGAGGTCATTCCTGTTTCTGTGATTGCATCGCCTTCATTTACATCAGCAACAGTTGGAACTGCTGTGATTTTAGGAATTTCAAAAGTCATTCCTGCATCTGGTAGAACGCCGCGGGAAATTGCCTCAACTGCTGGGCGAACTGATTGTGAAAGTGGGTTAATTACTTCAGTTAATTGGCGAGTTGGAATCAAGCCAGAGTTATTTGAAGTAGTATCGTCAGCGGCAAGAACATACTGACGGGCAGCATCATCATTAAATACTTTAGCGCGGATGCTATTTTCAAGATATTTCGCCTTTGATAATTCAAGGCGAGGCTTAGCGTAGAAGGCTGGCTTTGGAGCTGCAGCTTCTACTTTGGCTGCTTCTACCGCTTCTTCAACGGCAGGAGCAGGAGCGGTAGTGTCAGACACTTGGTCTCCTTCGGTTGGTTTGTCTGAATCAGCGGTTGCCAAATCAGAATCTTCTTTTGGTGCTTCGTTCTCTGATGCTGCTACTTCGCTTACGCGAGCAGAATCAATTGCAGGATCAGTAACTAAAGAAACTTCATCAAGAGTTGCTGAGGTAATCTGCATAACGCCTTTGTTATTAGTCCATTCATTTATTTGCGCGCCTACGCTAAATCCATCGCGTAGCCCTTCGGTTGCTTCAACTAAAGCATCTTCTCCAGCCATAGTATTGGCAATCTTAAAAGTAGCTTCAATTCCATTAGCAGTTACATTGTGAGAAACCATTTTGCCAATTGGCCGAGTCCTGTCGTGCTCAAGTAGCAACTTAACTGGCTTAATTTCAATGCTATCTGCTGCAAATACTGTTGGGCCTACTGAGGTGTTACCTTGCTCATTCCAAGTAACGATAGTCCCAGTAATTGTTCTCTTAATTGTGTCGGCAGCGGTAACTGCCATTGGCATATTAACCTTCATTTGGTATTAGATCCTCTTCTCGCTGAATCTGCTCAACGCTCATCGCGCCAATGCGGTTTAAGATTTCATAAACTTGCGCTCTTTCTAATGCGTTACCGCGTAAGAAATCGTCAAGTGCAAAGCGCACCATTACTGGATTTGGAACGAAGTCCGGTAATGATAAGCGTTCCTCAATCGCTTTAAGGATTGGGCGAAGTGAGAAATCAACTAATGAGCGCCGCTCGGACACCGCGTTTGAATAAGTCATAGAAGTCGCTTCGGCGCTCAAGAAGTAAGCAGGTATGCCGCAAGCTCTAGCCAATTCAAGCGCTACATATTGACGGCCTTCTGCAAGTTGCAATGATTTAGGATCAAAACCAAATTGCTCAAGATTTACATCAGCATTTAGAAATGCAGTAGAGCGAGATTGACGCGCAGTTTTCCAAGCGCTGAGAAGTGCTGAAATTCTTTCGGCAGTTAAATTAGTTCCATTAGATTTAAGAACCATAGTTGGAGCAGGCTCTTTAGCATAATTAACTGCTGCATTTTCAAGATATACGGCAGCTGCAATTGTCTTGCCAGCTCTGTGAAGCAATCCCTCATCTGGGCCATCAAATCGAATGATTGAGCCAAGGCCTTGAAGTGGAACTGACTTGCCATCAACTTTATATCCAGTAATTTCAGTATTTAAGAAATCTGTATCAACTGTAACGCGGTCTGGGCTTACGCGAGTCCAGGCTCTCACTCGACCGCCATCTGTTGATGAATACATTTCCAAGACTTGACCATAACCAGCACCATAAAGCCAAATATCTTCAGCTAGCCAGTTATAAATTACAAATCCTGCAACTCTTGGGTCTGGCTGATTAATAACGCGATGCGGATCTACATATTGTCCAGTAATGCGATTAAAAGTTGTAAGAGGTAATGAGCCAATAGTTCCGCAGATGATATTGCGAGCTCTAGCAACGGATGGAACGCTCATCGCTAATTGGCGAGTGGTATTAGTTGCACCGCCGAGAATATTATAAACTGAATCGCTAATCTGGACGGGAGTTAGCGCGGCTGCAACATCTGAAACCTTTGTAGGTTTAGCCGTCTGAACCTGTGGAAATAGGAAATCTCTTATAGCACCCATTGCTTACATTGTAAGCGAGCCGACTTACACTATTTGAATATCTACTCCGCTTTCAGCCATCGTTGCGTAGTGTGTCGCTAAGGCTGAAGCAATTGCTCCGCAAATAGTTGTATTACTTACTTTGCGACCCATTACCCAACCGCCGTCTCCAAAGGGTAACTTGACGGCGGATAGGCATTGCTTGGTCAGCTCTTCCTGTCCCGAGTGAGCTAACCGCTGAGATGAAATTGCTCCCAATAATTCATCGCAGCTTTGGGCATAATCAAGTCCATCTATTGGCTCGACTCTTATTCCTGCAGGGGCTAACCTAGCTGCGACCGCTGACGCGGTTTTGGCTGAATAGGCAACCAACTGAACTGGATACTTTCTGACCCATTCTGCTACATCATTCGCCATTGCTTTATCGTCAAGATTGGCAGGGTTATGCCAAGTCTGAAGCAATATGACTTGGAACCTATCGCCTTCCAGTCTTTGACTAGCAACTAGCGCAGCTTCTTTTCTGCTAGGGCTTAAATCAATAGCCAGCCAAGTATCAGCTTCAGGGTCAAGTCGAAGTCCCTCAACCTTGCAGCTTTCCCATTGAGACGGATTAATAACTGGATTTATGGTATCGACCCATTGCGTTAATACCTCTGTCCGGACAATATCCTCTGGGTCATTTAACACTGCTCGAATATTATCTGGATGAATTGTTAATCCAAGTGATG